TAAGGGATTTTCTAATGCTAGTTTTATTCTTTTCTCAACCTTTTCTTCTAGCTCAGTCATGGCTGATTCCAACTTATCCTTTAATCGTGCCATGTCATCCTGAATGTCCTTCGTGGTATCTCTTAACTCCTGGTTGGTTTCTCTCGAATCTTCTTTAACTAATTGTTCTACATCATTTACAATTTTTTCTACACGTCTCACGTCTTGTCGTAAATCATTTTTAAGTTCGTTTGCAACATCAGACACTAATCTAATTTCTGACATAATCATTTCCATCTCTTGCATAATCATGTTTACTTCTGTCTGTATTAGATCTGTTTTGCTATTTAATTCTTCTTTAGTAAGATCTATTCTTTTATCAAATCCAGACAAATCTGGTGCAACATACTCTTGTATCTGTTCTTTCATTGTGAGGTAATCTTTGTAAAATTCAAAACCACCCCATAGAGCACCACCCGCTGTTGTTAACGCAGTTAAGACTAGAAAGATCTTCCCGCCACGAAACTTAATGCCTGCTACTTCGAGTTCTGCCATTGTAAATCTATCATATCATTCATCATACTTGCATCACAATCAAAGTTTTTAACTGATTTGATGAATCATATCTACCTTTATCACCCATCTTCTTTACAATTTTTTTTGCAGCTTTTTCTTTTTTAGATTCTGGTTTTTTTACAGGTTTCTCTTCGGCTTCACCCTTATCTTCTGGTTCTTCCATATCTTCTGGTTGCTCCTCATCTGCCTCAGTCTCTTGAACGCTCTCTTCCGATTCAGACTCCTCTTCCGCATTTGTTTCAGACTCTGTAGAATCTTCTTCAGTAGACTCATC